TGGATGTGGTCATTGGCTATGGTGCTACAGAACACGTTGACGTGGAAGACATGTAGCGATGCGAAGTATGCGCTTGAGGCGCGGAGTGCCGCTGACATACGTGAGATTATGGATGACCCCGATCACCCAATGCGATCTACACTTGCTACACACGTACTAGGTAACGTGTACTTCAACCTTGCAGGGGGGTACGTCGATGGGTGGGGTAACGACAAAGCCATACAGATTGTGGATAACCCCGCACGATTCAAGGCATCATTCAACCGACAGGTGAACTACCTGTGTGGGTTCTCATTGATACAAGAAGTGGAGGCGTAACATGAAGAAGATTAAAATACCCAAGACCCCTAACTCAGACGCGCGTAAGCATGTGCAACGCCGAACCGCCTTCGAGGGTACTAACTTGTTTGCGGTACGTAAGAAGGTAGGTAGTGACTACCGCTATGTGGTGTACGCCTTCGGTACGCACTGGCCTATCTTTGTATTCGAGAAGGGGGTCTGGTATCAGAACGATACCGCCAAGCCCTATGATTCACGCATCGTTCAGCAGATGATGGATCAGATACATCCACTCAAAGAGACAACCAAGATGGATGTCAAAACATTACGTCGGGTAGCAGTCGACGGAGCTAACGTACTGAAAGAGGTTACACTATGAACGCAATAAGAAACTCACTATCCCCAAGACCTTACAGAAACGTGGCAAGGGTATGTGATCTACGCACGCCCTCCCTTGACCACGAAGGTGAAGTAGAGGGAGGGATTCCAGAGGGCACGAAGCAGTTTGTCGCTGATTTATGTAAAGCTCTACGATGTGAGGTAGGCTACAAAAAGTACAGTACAAGATTTTATATGTATCACCCTGATGATATATTCGCCATGGGTTCGGTAAGTGTTGGCTTAGTGACCCACAGGGGTGTGACTAAAACGTACTACACTATAGATTCTAGGCTCATAGAGAACGGACAGTACTCGCAGGGTAGCAGAGACTATTACAGGAAGAAGTCTACCAACCCCGCAGTAGCTATACGCAATGCGAAGAAGTACCTGATACCTTTATGTGCTAATGAGATAATGGTAGCTACAGTGGAGGAAGCAGGCAACCGAAAGGGTGATGTTCGCAGTAAGACTGAAAGCGCGAGGGATCGCGCTATAGTTAAATTAGGATTGAGGAGGGTAGCTAACAATAGGGCCGCACTAGTAGATAACCCTTGCTACAGCCAACTAATGATGTTGAGAGATCAAGGGGTAACTCTTAGTCCAGATGTGGAAGCTGCCTTAACGGAGATTACTGAGGAGCATGATAAGTTCAGAGCTATCGAAGAACAGAAAACTACGTTTTGGTACAGGCACAGTGAGCATAAGTGGTACAGCCGAACCAACTGTACTTCATATGGCGTGTACGTCGATGATGTCATACAGGAGTTTGCCACTGAGTGTGTACCCCAAGACGTGAAGAATAAGATAGACGTGTTGGCGATACTGCAAGGTGGAGACTATCAGCCGTCTATTGGGTACAAAGACCCAAGCAACAGGGTATTCTATGTCGCTGACTGAGGAACTCGAAGCCCACGTACTCTATCGCGTTTCACTACGCGGTGATACTGGGCAATACGAGGTGATAACTTTAGGTACGTTTGGAATTGACGACTCCCTACAGGGTGTGTATGATCTGGAAGACTTACCGCAGGGCGTGCAAGAAAAGCTAGCTGTACTGCGGGTATGCAACGGCACCACCCTAGATGGGTTTGGTAGGCGTATCGACGACAATATATTTTGGATATATAAATAGGAGAATGGCATGAGTGCATTAGATGGTTTTATCATCGCGTTGATTCTGTTTTTTATAACCTTCTTAGTGGTACACGCAGTGATGTATAAGATGGAAGAGACACGCGCATGGAACCGTAAGCGTATACTGCAACGGAGGGCTAAGCGTGAAGATAAAGGTACATAAAGTGTTGGAGTCTGCGATAGAGGCAGGTATACACTTCGGGTACATGAGGGCGCATAAACATACGGACACCCCCAACCGTGCGCAGTTAGAGGGGGAGATAGAGCGTGAGATTTGGAACGCTATTTATGAAGTATTTATATTTGAGGACGAGATAGATGAATAAGCAAGAAATTAAAGATAAGATCGAAGACGCGCACGCTACTGCTGATAGACTACTGACGCAGGCTGAGCTTAGTTCTAAATGGAGTAGCGTGAAGTATTACATGGGCGAATCTGTTGGTGTAGTAACACGTTGGCACGCGTTGGCTGTAGTGGTTGTGTTGTTGTTAGCATTCTGGTCGCCCTTCTCAAGTGCCGCCTGTAGCTATAAGACTGACTCGTATGGCAACACCCGATACAACTGTGCAGGAACTAACGGCACTATGACTACGGACTCATGGGGTACTACACGTGACAGCCGTACAGGTACATCGTACAAGACTGACGCATGGGGCACTACACGTGGCTCTGATGGTACGAGTTGGAAGACTGACTCATGGGGTACTACACGTTTCAACGATGGTACTACATCTAAAACTGACGCATGGGGCAACACACGATACAGTGACGGTACTGTATGTAAGGCTGACTCATGGGGAACAACGAGGTGTAACTAGTGAGAGGACGTACGCATGGTGGGAAGGGTAGCAATGCCCGACCCACCGACACTGAGAAATTCAACGACAACTTCGACCGTATCTTCGGTAAGAAGTCGGTCACTGGTATCAAAGAGGACGGCAAGCATGGCGATGACACCGGAAGCAAAAGTAAAAAAGAAAGTGGTGGAGCAACTAAAAGCACTTAGAGCTTACTACTTTTTCCCCGCCACTGGCGGTTATGGTAAGTCGGGAGTGCCCGACATAGTAGGTTGTCACAAAGGGAAGTTCTTTGGTATTGAGTGTAAGGCGGGGAAAAACACTACGACCCCCCTACAGGACAGGAACCTAGAACAGATAAGTGATTCGGGCGGCCTAGCCGTTGTAGTCAACGAAGAAAACATGCACGATCTAACGCTACTACTAAACTACTAGAGGAATAGATATGTCACTAAATGAAGCAACACCCGAACAGTGGGACGCGTTACGTAAGGAGCATCCTGCCATCGCAAGCAAGCATGAAGATTACTTTGGGCAACCTATGGAAACCGAGTTTAGGAAAGATTATTTAGAATATCCCTCGGTAGATGAGGAAGATATGGTCAACAACCCCAACCACTACAACACCGGAGATATTGAGTGTATAGAAGCTATCAAAGCATCTATGTCTACCGAAGCATACACGGGCTACCTGAAGGGTAACGTACAGAAATACGTTTGGAGGTATGAAGATAAGAATGGGGTGGAGGATCTGCGTAAAGCGCAGTGGTACCTGAACGCGCTTATTGCTGAGGTAGAGTGGGAGGAGTAATGGACTTAATTACGTTGGACTTCGAGACGTACTATGACAAAGACTTCTCGCTACGTAAGATAACTCTTGAGAACTACATCCGCGACCCTCGCTTTGAGATAGTGGGTGTAGGTATCAAGGTAAACAATGGGGATACAGAGTGGGCATCGGGTACACACGAGGAGTTACATGATTACTTACATACTTTCGATTGGAAGAACAGCATGGTACTGGCTCACAATACTATGTTTGACGGTGCTATACTCAGTTGGCTTTTCAATATCCGTCCTCGTATCTGGGCTGATACTTTGTGTATCGCTCGTGCTTTACACGGTGTTGAAGTGGGTGGCAGTCTTGCGGTGTTGGCTGAACGATACGGTATCGGCAAGAAAGGAACTGAAGTCCTCGACGCAATGGGACTTAGAAGATTAGACTTCTCTGACGAACAGTTAGACAGCTACGGCGATTACTGCATCAACGATGTGGAACTAACATATATGTTATTTTCCAAGATGGGTAAGGGGTTTCCTAAAAAGGAGATGCGCATCATAGACATGACGTTACGTATGTTTATCGACCCCGTACTTGAGCTAGACCTACCACTACTGGAAACGCATCTGGGTAACGTGAAGCAGAGAAAGTTAGACCTTATAGAATCATCTGGCGTTACCAAGACAGACCTTATGAGTAACCCTAAGTTCGCCAAGTTACTAGAAGCTGAGGGTGTTGAGCCTCCGATGAAGACTAGCCTTACTACAGGTAAGCAGACGTACGCGTTTGCCAAGTCTGACGAGGCGTTCAAGGCACTACAAGACCACGAGAACCCACGCGTGCAAGCACTAGTGACATCAAGATTAGGCACGAAAAGCTCTCTCGAAGAGACACGTACGGAGAGGTTTATAGGTATAGCCAAGCGGGGATTACTGCCGGTACCTGTTAGGTACTACGCCGCGCACACTGGTAGGTGGGGAGGCGATGATAAGATTAACATTCAAAACCTACCGAGTCGTGGTGTGAATGGTAAGGTATTGAAGAAGAGTATCGTCGCACCGGAGGGGTACGTGTTGATTGACTGTGACTCGTCTCAGATCGAAGCACGTGTACTCGCATGGTTGGCAGGGCAGGACGACCTAGTACAAGCGTTTGCCAATCAGGAAGACGTGTATATAAAGATGGCGGCACGTATCTATAACATACCCGAGGGGGAGGTGACTGCCGAGCAGAGGTTCGTAGGCAAGACTACCATCCTAGGTGCAGGGTACGGCATGGGTGCGGTGCGATTCGCTGAACAGTTGAAGACCTTTGGCACTACTATGGAACCCGCCGAAGCTAAAAGGGTAGTACAAATCTACCGCGATGCTAACTGGAAGATCGCACAGCTCTGGCGTTCGTCACAGCACATGTTGGTTAGCATGTCGCGTGGAGACGACTTTACGTATGGGGCTAACAACATAGTACAGTGTAAGTCACACAGGAAAACAGCGGGTATCAAGTTGCCGTCAGGGTTGTGGATGAAGTACGCCGACCTAGACTTTGAGCAAGGTGAGCGTGGGCCAGAGTTTAGCTACATGACTAGGCGTGGGCGCACACGTATATACGGTGGTAAGGTGGTGGAGAACATATGCCAAGCTATTGCCAGATGTATTATGGGTGAGCAGATGTTAGACATCGCTAGAAAGTACAAGATCGCACTGACAGTACACGATTCCGTGGTATGCTGTGTAAAGGAAAGCGAAGTAGATGAGGCACGTGAGTACATTGAAGCGTGTATGAATACGACCCCCGCATGGGCTGATGGGCTACCCATCACTTGTGAGTCGGGTATTGGTAAATCATACGGAGAAGCAGGATGAGTGATGATAAAGTTATTTCAATGGATGACTTTCGGCAGACCGAGAGAGACTTGGAGGCCGGAGTTACTCCCAAACGTGTTACCCAAGCCGTAGACACTCGTGTTGGTTGGACTAAGGTGATACTGATAGGTAGGGGCGATGAGTTACTAACATTAGTGGAGCAAGGTTATGATGAAGGCGACGAGGAGAACTCTATCGGCGGTGTGGCTTTGGACTACGATGAACTGTTGGAGGTTATGGAGCAACTTAAAT